AGTTCCAAGCCGCACCTTTACGTAAATCTCTTAAGATTTCACGGTCAATTTCAGCCGCAACTTGCTCAGATAATAAAGCTGTTAATTCAGCCTCAGCATCAATGTTGTGGAATGCTGCAACGTCTTGAGCCATTTCTGGAGACCATTGAGCTCTTAATTTTCTTTCAGTTACAGAAACTGTTACTGACATAAGGTCAAACGATACCTCACCGATTCTATCTTCAAATTCTAAGTTTTTGTAGATTCTGTATTTAGCTGTAAATGCGTTATCTGCTGCAGTAGATGATGAGAATGTTGAACCTGTGTAACCGTCCATAGAACCACCACAAGTAATACATACTGGTACTTGTAAATCAACTTCTAAGTAAATTTTACCTTGAGCGTCACATAAGTTGTCATATTGACCACCATCAGTTTTACTGTTAGGGAAAGTTAAAGTTGCATTGTTATTACCATATTGTACGATACCTTTACCATATCTTTGAGTTACAACTCTAAATAAGTAAGGGTTAGTTGTGTTTGCCGAAGTGTAAACGTTACCCGCAACACCATAAACAGTTAAATCAGATAAGAAAGCCTCGTTATCCATTGGTTGACCATCAGGACCGATTAATTTACCTGCTCCGTCAGATGCAAAACCTGACATAACGATTAACACTTTTCTGTAATCAGAAGTAGTATAAGCTGAAGGAACTAATGAATCACCTGTCCATGCAACAGTACCAACTTCAGCAGTGATAGCAGAGAATTGTCCTTTAGAATAGTCAAATAAACCTGGTGGGTCTAATGCTGGTTCGTTACCTTCGTAGAATCTATCGTAAAGGTCTTTAGTTGTGTTGTAGTCGTAACCACTTTGTGGTGTTTGGTCTTGAGCCGCGTTTGGTGAACCATACGGTGCGTAGTGAATACCGGTATTTCCATTAGTTGCCAATGATGCGTCAGTGTACGATTGAATGTTAGGTACGAAGTAGAATAATTTACCAATTGGTAAGTTCATTGCTTGTACTGAAACGATGTCGTTTGCTAATAATTTAGAGAATACACGTCTAACGATTGGGAAAACCACTGTTTCAAATGCACCTGTGTCAGATGTAGATGATGCTTCATTGATTAAGAATGATGCTTGGTTTTCGTATAATTGTGCTACGTTTTCTCTCATGTGACCTTTAAGACCTTCTAAAAAGCCTAATTTGTCCCATTTGTTGATTGTGTCTTCTTTGATAACTTTAAGGTGCTTAAGACCGATGTTACCGACAAGACCTGATTCTAATAATGCTCCCATTTTAGTATTTGTTTTGTTTTTAGTTTATTTTAGTTTATTTTAATTTGTTTCTTTTACCCTAATTTACCCATTAAATCTTTCATTCTTAAGAATTGAGGATTTTCATAAGTTTTTGATTCAATTAGAGTAGTTGATGAACCTGTAGTTACTGTTTTATTTAATTTAGCTCCTACTGATTCATTAATTGATTTTGTATCCACTTTAGATAATTCGTCCTTGATTGACTTGTAAAGATTTTTAGATTCTTTTAAAGTATCAACATCGTCAAATCTTCTTAGGATATTTATTTTTTCTTTTTTAGTAGTTGAGTGTTCTGTGAACAATCTTGTAGCGTAAGCTAAGTTTGAATTGAAGATTGCAACTTCATTAAGTTTTTCTCTGAAAACATTTAATGCCTTTCTGTATTCTTCATTCTTTTCTCTCAACATTCTAACTTCTTCTTGAGTAGATTCAGTTTTAACACCACCTTTACCATAAACATAGTTTCTGTTTGGAGTAATGCCTTTTCTTAATCCTCTACCTTCTTTAGAACCCATACCGTAAGTTCTTGCAGCTTCTTTAGCTTCTCTTTTTTCAAAACCTGCGTCATCTCTACGAGCTTTAGTTGTCTTAAGGTCTTTTGAAGCAATCTTACCATGCTTCATTGCCAACCTTTCGTCTTCTCTGTCTTTGTATCCTTGACCTTCTTTAGTTTCTGATTTCACAACTTTAGATTTACCCGACATGTTAGCACCTTTTTTGTAATCAAATTTTGCTTTACCAGTACCAACAGATTTAGGACCTTGTTTCATGTCTTCTTTAAATCCACCTGTCGTTTTCTTGTAATCAAATTTAGGTTTACCCATACCAACACCTTTAGGTTTGTAGGTTTCATTAGTTAAATCATCTTCCATATCATCTTCCATATCGTATTCCATATCGTCTTCTTCATCCATCATTTCAGAATCATCATCTAATGTGATTTCGTAAACAACATCTTCGTCATCAGACATATCTTCAGAATCTACATCTGACATATCTCCACTAAAAATAGCATCAATAACATCATCAACAGATTCATCAAACTCTCCATAATCAGACATCATATCATCTTCGTAATCAGACATCATATCATCTTCGTCATCAGACATCATTTCATCTTCAGATTCACCAAGCTTAACAAGATATTCTACATCAGCGTTGTCATCAGTTAAATAAACATTTTCACCGTCTTTTTTTACGATGATACCGTCATCTTCACCCATAGCTTTAAACACTTTCAAAATTTCTTCGTCAGAAGCGTCAGTTAAATCAATTGGAGTTTCGTCTGAATCCATATCAAAGTCCATTTCAACGTCATCAGAATCATTATCTGAATCCATATCCATGTTTACGTCATCATTATCAGCTGACATATCCATGTCAACATCTAATTCAACCTCATCTTCATCGTCAGATTGCTCTGAAAGAGATTCTTTTACTAATTGGTTGATTTCTTCCTTCATGGTAGAAGCAAGTATTCCTTTTGCGTTTTCGGCAATTGCTTCTTCAACTTGTTTCATTTGAATTAGCGCCTCTTGAACTAATTTGTTTTCTTTCATATAGAAAATCTATTTATTTTACTTAATAAATATTACCAAAAACCAAAAAATACCTCACCTTAGGTATGATATCTTTTATTTTTTAATGTTTTATGATTATGAACACCAAAAACAGGTGTTACAATATCAACATATAAATATGCACAAGCAAAAAAAAAGTGGTCAATTACGACCACTTTTATTAAATCTTTTAAAAAATCAATTATTCAATAACCTCATCAATTTTACTTTCAGATACTGAAGTTATTCTCCAATCATGAGTGAACCCCTCATATTTTTTCGTAACCTTAGCTTCCACATCTGTAACAGAATAACCTCTTACAAGTTTTTCCTCTCTAATTTTTTTAATTTTACCACTGTTTTCATCAGGTAAATCATACTGAATTTTCGCAACAAAGAATTTTTCTTCCATAATTAAATTTTATTTTTTCAAATAATCGGTTAATTTTCTCATTAAGTCAACTCCTTTGGATTGGAATTCTGAATTTTCAGGTGATTTATACTTTTTTTCTTCTTCTAAGTTCTCTTCGTATTTATCTCTATCGTTAGGACTAGTAAACAAATAAGCACCTGGTGTAGATGGTGATGATACCAAGTCAAAACAAATTAACTCAAAATCATCTTGTACTTCATTTCTCTCCCCAACTTTTTTCAAGGAACCTACTCCTCTTGAAGAAACTCCCATAGTAACACCTTGTCTCATCAAGTTTGCTGCTTGGTCTCCTTTAGTTGATACAATACCTCTCTCATGAAAACCTGGTGATGTTAATAATTTAAGTTTACCCATAAGGATATTCTTATCCCACCATATGTCTGTTATGATGTGTGAAACCCTATCCAAGTCAATTAGAGACGACTCAGGGTGATTAAGTTCTGAAGTTGATAAACCTTTATTGATTGCCTTTTTATAGTTCTCAGCTTCTCTTTTTAATATTCTTTCAGGATAAAATCTCCCGTTTCTGTTTGGTGTATCGTATTTCTGTAATACAGCATAGAACTCAAATGGGTTCCTATAATCTAAGTTGGCAGATTCTTTAAGCATATCCGCATTGCGAACATCTTTTGGGGAAACCCAACCCGCATCCGTCTCAATCAATATACCATGACCGACTTCGTTCGCTTCTAAAATTCTTAGTTGTTTCATCAATAGTTTTTAAGATAAATATATCAATGTTCTGACTTTATTTACTTTTGGAAATTGAAAAGTCAAAGTATTTGTTTTCAATTACATTATCTCTTACAATATTTCTTATTATTTTTTTTACAGATTCCTTGAGTTCGGGGGATTTGAAGTCAAATTCTTTTGTAGTGTACAAGTTAACTTCCAAGTTAAAAAATGATTTTTTTCCATGTGATATACCACTTGTTCTTAAATCCAAATCAACAATACTTTGTTCTTTGAATAGTTCAGCGTCAATAGAATTGAATACTGAATGTTTTATTTCTCTGCTGAGATTACATACTACACGATTCCAATTATCGTGGTCAAATTTTGGGGAAACCCATGATTGAATGTTTATGTATAACGATTTTAAATTTTTTGAATCCACAGTACCATATACAGATTTGATTGGACTATACAGATTTAACTTTACACTTTTTCCTTTTTTCATTACATTTCATTATTGTCACGGTTTATTTCTTTGTAAAAAGATAGTACAAAAAAACCCCATAGTCAAAAATTTTTTAATAAATCGCGATATTTGTAATAATATGCTAATAGTAGACGTAAAAAAAGACGGAATAGAAAAGGCTCTGAAAACCTTAAAATCTAAAGTTATCAAGACCAAACAAAATAAAATTTTATTTGAACGAAAAGAATTTGTTAAAAAATCTGTAGTACGAAGAGATGAAATATTAAAATCTACGTATGTTCAAAAAGTTAAAAGTTCTTTAGATTGATTCTTCTAAACTTTTTAATTTTAGAAAATTCAATTGGTCAAACTTTTCAACCTTTAATCTATCAATTGTCTCAGACAATTTTGTTCTCAATTCAAACTCTTCTTCTTTTTCTAAGATGATGTTAAGTTTGTTGATTGCACTTTCACGAATTGTTTCAAACTTATCTTCCAAAGATTTTGAATCTTCAGAAATCAATTGGAAAAATTCTTTTTTTGATGACTCATCAAGACCCTCAACATATTTGTTTAAATTTTGATTTGCAATACTAACCATTGTTTTCAAAGGAATTTGAATAGATTCTTTGATAGGTTCCTTTGTTGAAGTTAACACACTTGTAATATTCTTTTTAGAATTTACTCTTTCCAATAAATTCAATTTGTTTGTATACACTAACGAATCAATATCCGAATATTTGTTTACAACATTTTCCGATAATGATTTTGGTAGTTTAATTGTTGGTAATAATTTTTGAATTAAATGAATACCTTCTTCTAAAAAATCTTTAGCGTCGGATTCGTTTAGTCCTTGAGGTGTACACAATTGGTCGTATAAAGAATAAAGTTTTGACATAGTTTTATTCTCCAAAACATTGTGTTTGAATTCTTTTAACAATTTTTTGAATTCCTTTTCATCTTTGTAGGATTCGATAAGATTGTTTTCAATTAGGGATTTAATTTTTCCGAAAGTCATTATAGCGTGTTTTCAATATAAATATTAGGAATTTAATAACTTATCCAATTCTTTTGAAATTTCTCCTAAAGATTCTTGACCCTGACCAAAATCTAAGAATTTTGAACCTTCTAATAGGTTACTTTCCACCAATAAATTCATGTTCTTCATTCTTGATTCCGGAGTAACCTCGGATTCACCTCCCGCAGGTGCTGGTGGCGGAACTTCTCCTCCTACTTCGGGTTCTCCTCCCGCAGGTGGAGTCCCAAATCCTCCAAATGATTCTTCACCACCTGTAGGTGGTGTTGTGGTTGCAGTTGCGGTTGCTGTTCCTCCTGAATTATTACCATATAGTTTGTCAATATTATCAAATAAACCTGTCTTAGTAATAACTGTAGGAGTTGCTTTAAGCTCCTCACCAACAGCTCTTTCAATTCTTTGTTGTTGTAAATCCAACCTGATTTCTTCATCAGACCATCCAAAGATATGTTTTTTAGCCCATGTCGATGATGTTGGTTGAATACCGTTTCCTGGGTCAGAAACTAAATCTTTATATAATAAAACTTTTTCTTTCCAAACATCAATTTTTAATAAATCAGCTTGTGTAGATGGGTTAGATAACCCCAATGTAAAGTTTTGTAATTCATCCTCAAAACCTAATAAGAATAAATGAACAATTGCAATCTTATTAAGTTCAGCAATCATACTTTTTTGTATTCTGTTGATTGTACGAGCAAAACGGATATCTTGTAATGATAAGTTTTTACCGTCACCAACAACTTCTTCAAACCCTAAAAACGCTTTAGGAACACGAAGAGCCGTTAATAATTTCTTTTGAATATATTCAATATCTGCAATCTCTGATAAGTTAGTTGCACCCGGTAATGTTGAAATTGGGTCTGGAGCTGATGGGTCACGAACGGGAATAAAATAATCTTGGTCGACAGCCATTTGGTTGAATCTCATGTCCACATTACCTGTTTTTGCATCCACAATTTGTTCTCTTTTGAACTTATTGGCTACTCGGTTTACATATGCTTCAACATCATCGTCATTCATATTACCCACAAATACCTTAAATAATTTTCTTTCAGGAGCTCGTGACGTACGATAAATTAACATTGCATCTTCACACAATAATAATTGTTTCCAAATACGTCTTGCTTTCTCCAACATAGAAGTACCGTAAGGTAGTTTTCTATCATCACCTAATAATCTAAAGTGAGCAATTTCCCATGATTGGAACTCCATGTTTCTATTTTTCCAAGTAAAGTGAAGAGCCTTTTTGTTCTCATCTTTTTCTTGTGTAATATCAACAGTAATTTTTGCACTAACTCCAACCTCATGTCTTTCAATTTCAATTGTTGGTAATTGTTGACAACCGATAATCCCCTTTTCGGGGTCTAATTTAAGGTAAACAAAATTGTCACCATACTTACATGTGTTTCTTGTCCACATAGGTAAGTTGGTATTGATATCTAAATTATTGTTAAATAAATCTGCTAATACTGATTTAATACGCTTTGATTCAGAATAAATTTGAAGAATAAATCCGTCTTCATTGGTTGTTGTAGATTCTTCAGAGTAAATGTCCAGCGCTGCCGAAATCTCAGGAGTATTATGAGAAAAAATAGTATCTGTTGCGAAATTTTTATACCCTGGCACAGTTAAATCATACACAGGAATAACTCCATTAGGTTCAATTGAAACTATTTTATGGTTTAACATTAATTTATCTCCCTTACCTCTTGCCGTTGAGTAAACCGATTTTTGAATACCATAAGCATCAAGAAATGTTGACCAATCTTTATATCCTGAATTATTTATATCTCGTTGTAGTTTTCTATAAGAAACACCTAATTTTAAAGCTGTTTTCTTTAAAGATTTTTCAATACGAGCGGTTTCAATAATATCATCAAAGGGTATTGAAAAATATGCAGGGTTTTTTTCCCCAGAACGATTACCGTCCCAAGTCATTTTACCTTTTCGTTTTGCAACTTCAGACATCTTTAATCTATATTCAGGGTTTGACCATAACTTCTCATTATTTAGTCTGGCATGATACGCCCTATGTTCTGAAATATTCATAATACTAAGATTTTCAGGTAAATTATTTTTACCATTAAAATCAATATGATGAACTTCTTGGTCTTTATTTATTTTAGTATTATAAAACCATTCAGAAATTAAATTATGTTCAGATATCCAACCTTTATGACCTACATTTGAATTACAAGTATACACCCAATTATATTTTTGGTTGTTGTAAAAAGATTTACGATAAAATGGCATCATAGAGTCACCTTCCTTTAGATTCATAACTCTTTCAAATGACCCATCTCTTTTCATTAATTGATGTTCCCAAGTAGCTATAATAAATGTTCCGTCATCAAAATTAACTTTATATGTCATTTCATCACGAGTATAATGGGCATTACGAGCCATTGCAGGAACAACTTGTTTTGTATTATGGTCGTATGAATAAGTTATAAATTCATAATCTCTACCTTTATCAGATAGTTCTTTAATGGTCATAAACCCATTAGGGGTTGCTATTTTAGTATCTCCTGCAATGCAATATTCCATACTTTCGTAATCATATTGAGCAGATAATCTTGATGGTTCATAATAAATCGCTTGTGAATAGAGATTATTTTCAACCTTAGCCCATTGATTTGTTAAATAAAATGTTTGTTGTGCTTGGAGTTTTTCTCTTTCGTAATCATCACGATTTGGAGTGCGCAAAAGTTCTTTTTTATCAAACTTAAAAGTCGGATAATCTTGTTTTAATAATGAGTTTGGTCCAAATGTTCTGGACAACCTCTGCCATACCGTCATATTATTTTGTTGTTCACTCATGATATAAATTTACTTGTTTTCTCAGTAATATAAATAGTATTACCCACCAAATAACCATCCATATTTTTGGTAATCAGCTTTGGTTGCTTCACCTTGACTATTCATACCATTACCTCTACCCATTTGTGGAACCATTGGGTTAAAGAAGTCAGAAGAGTTTTTATTTTCATTAACCGTGGTTGCCCATGAGTTAATCATTGCTTTTGTGTGATTAGTTACTTTCTCCAAAGATTGGAATGATTTTTCCGCAACATACAGAGCCATAGAAACCCCCATAATACAGTCATCATGATGACCTTTCTGATGGTCAGGTCTTCCATTGATGTAGATAAATGTATTCATTTCATTGTATAATCTATTTGAATATACTTTAAACCCATGTCTTACACCCTCTTCAAATGCTGCAATAATTTGAACTCTTTTTGAATTAAAATTAATACCAGGAATTTTTTCGTTAACTTTTGGGTCCCATTTCCATTTATTACTTGTATCAACATTATCAACATATAAACCACCTTGATAACTTAATTCCTGTAATTTTCTAGCAGTAGAAATACCCATACCTCCCGTAATATCAATTACACAGTAAGCATTATACATTGTTCCCCATTTGTATGCGATTTCTGCCAATACATCTGGCGGAATTTTGGCAACATATTCTAACACTTGTTCTCTTTCATCAAAATCAATGATTTGGATACACGAGAAGTCCTCAGAATCACCTCTTGATACATCAACACCCATAACATACTTATGTCCGTTTACGGGTTCTTTAAATATCCATAATGACCCACCCATAAGTTTGGCTTGGGGGTCACGCAAAGTATTTTTCACAATACCTTGCATTAAATCAGATTCAAATACATTATCACCTGAACCTAAGAAATTCGTCTCCAACTCTTGAGCAACTTTTCTTCGGTCAAATTTTAACTTTTTAACCATTCCTTCAAACCATGATGAACATGGTTTATATCCTTGAGAAATGTAATCGGTTACAATTGAGTGGTCTCTGTCATATGGATTTTCCATTGACAAGTCAATAATGTCCTTATCGGTATATTCTTCTCTATTTAATAAAAAATGAACTAAGTCATTAGTTTTAACCATATACAAATCTTTTGTATATCTTGGGTCACGATACCAAAACATCTCAGATATTTTGAAATCGTTCATGTTTCTTAATGACTGGTCATAAATTTCATAGTAAATTGGGTCATATCCGTTTGGTGTTGAAACCACAATAACTTTACCTCCTGTTGATAGGGACGCCATACAGGCAGACCAGAAATCTGAATCCGCTTCAATAAATGCCGCCTCATCAAATACAAGAATGGTAGGGGTATAACCCCTCAGGGCATCCTTTGATGTTGCAACCGCTTTAACTTCACAGTCGTTACTAAGTTTGAAATGTCTTTGGGAGTTTTTTTCTTTTGAGAATGTAACACCAACCCATGCAGGCCATTGTTCAGTAAATCCTCTTACCTTGTTAGCCATCTCCATTGATGTATCTAACTTGTTGGCAATGATAAGGATTTTTTCAGGTTTGTTCTTTTTGGCAAATACCAATCGTTTTGATATCCAAGCCGCGGTTACAGTAGATACACCCGCCTGACGATACTTTAATGCAATATTTTCATTGTATTTGTCGTAATCTTCTATTAAACTAATTTGGTCGGGAAATAAGTCCAGTGGGACGTATTTGGATACGGTATTATCGTATGTTTGTAAGTAAGTACGAAGTGCATAAGGAGTATTCCTCATACACTTCGTAACTTCAATTATTAATTGTTCTCTATTCACAAAATGTTATTTAGGTCTCGATATACCTAAACTACCTAAAAAGTCATCTAAATCATCGTCATCATAATCATCTCCATTATCATTACCACCATCATCACCATAATCATCATCATTATCATCACCATAATCATCATCATTATCATCACGATGTTCTTCTTGATAGTTTTCAAAATCTTCTTTCATTTGAAGAGCCTCTTTTACGATTTCTTCAAATCTTGAAGTTGCTTTTTTGTTTTTTGACTCATCTTCCGAAATGGCGTTTCCAATAATTTGTAAAAACTCTTGTGCCGGTACTTGGTATAACAAGATATGGAACCAGTTTATTAGTCCTTTATTATTTGGGTCATATATTTCATCAGGTAACGCAAATCTAATTTTCTCAACAATTTCTGGACCAATTCTCAATTGCATTGGTTCATTACCTAATGTATCTGTTTGTCCTTGTACTTTTTGACGTAATCCTTGTTCTTGTGGCAAACCATGTCTACCTTTAGCTTCTTCCAAACCTTTAATGATTTCGTGACAAAGAATTGGGAAAATCATACCTGTTGCGGTAATTTTGGTATCAGGTTGTTGTTCACCTTCTTCACCTTCGCCTCCTTCTCCTCCTTCGTCCTCATCAGCGTCGCTTAACTCAACTTTACCCGCAACACCTTGACCTGTTTGACTCATCATTTCAATCATTTGTTCCATACTAAAGTATAAGAAATCATTGATTGCCATGATACCTAAATAATCACCATAAAGAGATGGGTCAATAGCATCTAATCTTGATTTAACTTCAGGTTTTTGGAAAAGATAATGTCCTTTCTTAGCAGCCCCTTGAATGATAGCATTAATTATATTTCTTTTATGTTTTTCTAATTCTAAAATTTCTTCGTCGGTTAAATCTTCAATATCAAATGATGGAAATTCCATTTGTTTTGGTTTTTCTTCTTCATCCTCATCTTCTGTATCATCATTCTCATCTTCTGGTTCAAATCTAAATCTATCGGCGTTTGGTGTTCCTAAACTAGCCTCAATTTGGTACCAATTTGCAGGTACTTCAGCTTCATCTAACGATGCCTCTTTCGCTAAATCAATAAGTTCGTCTCTGTGAGCAGCTTCAATTCTCATGATACCAGGAAGTTTTCTCATCATTTCTTGATAAACCATACCTTGAACTTGTTTAGAACTTAAATCTTCTATGCCAGTAACTTGTCTTAATTTATCGGCAACTTTTTGAAATCTGTTACTCACCAATCTTTGAACATCCGCAGAACCTTTAGTCATTGCAGGATTCTTAGCATACAATCCCTCAGGACTTGCTAACTTTCTTTCCAAGTTCGGGTCCATTCTCTCTGGTCTATTCCCGTAGTCAATTTGTTCATTAAATTTCTTTGCCATAAATTATTTTTGTATTAAGTTCATTATTAAATCAATTACTTTTTCTTTCGCTTGTTCAGGAGAAACTTTTCCAGCCTTTGGTGCTGGATTTTCACCAGGATTCGGGTTTTTACCAGGATGTGAAGGTCTTGGTTTTGTCGTTGGTTTTGTCGTTGGTTTTACAGGAGCTGGTTTTGTTGTTGGAGCTACCTGTTCTTTTGTTTCACCTTTTTTAGCCTTTGGTGCTGGATTTTCACCAGGATTCGGGTTTTTACCAGGATGTGAAGGTCTTGGCTTTATATTAGGTTTTGTTGTTGGTTTTGTTTTTGGTTTTGTAGGTGCAACAGCAGGTTCTGACTCAGTAATAACTCTCATTAAGTCACCTTTAGTAATTCTTGGGGGTATATGTTTTTCCACGATTCTTTCTATTTGGGTTTCCAAGAACAAAGATACGGGATTTTTTCCTTCTTTCAATTGTTTTTTTACTGACATAACACATCTCTCAAATTTTCTTGTTTTTTTAGGTCCAACTTGTGCATGACAAATAGCCCATGGGTTTGGACCATCCTTCTTTTCTTCAAACATTCCCATACCATCATCTTCAGTACCAAATCCATCATCAGATGAAGGACCTACTTGATGCGGGTCTTGAGTTTCAGTTTCTTTGTTTGGGTCCATAGTCACTTCTTCTTCCTCATCAACTTCCTTTTCGTAAAGTTGGAATGGTTTTTTCTCTTGTTTTAATTTTGAGATAGTTGCAGTATCGGCTTTAGATACCATAGTTTGTTCTGCAAATAATTTCTTGTGTAAAGTATCAATCTGTGATTCAGTTAATTTACTAACTGTTTTTGATGATAATCCTTTTTCAATCAATTGAAGGGCTTTTTTATTAACTTTCATATACTAATTTTTTTTCAAATTCTAAAATCAAATCTCTTTCGTAGAGTTTATCTTTAATTTCTTGTTCGGTACTTCCAAATCTAAAAACAATTCTTTTTTTTCCTTCAGATTCTTCGGGTTCCCAGGCTAACGCAACAACATCGTCAATTGCGTCTATCATAGAAAAAAAATCGGAGTTCTGAATTAATTCTAATTTTAAATCAGTATTTCTCAAAACTCCCACTTTCTTTATATATTGTAATTCAGGTGGAGTTGGATAACCGTTAGAGGGTCTACTTTCCCAAGATTCCCCCCAAACATCCAAACTATCTGAAAAAATGAATTCATATAAATTATCTCCCTTATAGTTAGGACCTAGTCCATTAACATAAGTTAAATAGCTCATATTAAACCTCCGTTTGGTGTTATTCTAACTTGACCTTTATTAGTTTCAAAAACTAAGTTCTTTTTATTTGTAATTCCAATAAATTTAGAATTTAAATTTTCTTGTAAGAATTTTTTTGCCGCTAATTCTTGCTCAATAGTTTTAGTCATTTTAACTACCGATTCCATAATTTGATTAACTACTACTTTTTTCTTAGCGGTTTCAGTAATTTGTTTTTCTTTACTTTCTCTAATTTCTTTTTTAGAAACCTCAAAATATTTTGAAATTACTTTGTCTACTTTTGATTCTCCAAAAATACTATCAAAGATTGCTCCATTACCAGAATCTTCCATTTCAGATTTTCTTGTTTTTACCTTAAATGGTTTACCTGTTAGGTCTTTATATTTGTTAAACATGTTTTCACCACTTCTTTTATCAAACCAGCGTTGTTTGTCACCATATTTGTCATATAACTTTTGGAAAGAATCAAATTCTTCTGTATCAAAATTATCTCCACCTATGCCGTATATGTCAGAATCTTTAGCTAATCTATCATTTTCATCGTAATAAGTATCACCTTTATAATCTTTTCTTTTTAAATTACCAAATGAACCATACATGTCTCCTTCTTCCATTTCGCCTTCAACCGCAACATCCATATCAGCTTGAATATCTTCAACTTCACTATCGTCAGTTAAATCTTCTCCGTCCATGTCGTCACCACCCAAATCTTCAGAATCTTCTTCAAATTTAGACATGATGTCTTCTTTATCTTCTTCAGATAAAGAATTTAAATCAAATGAAGAAAGAACCATATTAACAACATACTTAATATCTTCAGATGTCATACCTTCTTGATTTTCAAGAGTTCTAATTTTTTGAGTTAATTTACCCGTAAGTTTTTGAATTGTTTTGAATGTAATCTGACCTTCGGTATCTTCGTTCCCACCTTCTTCAGTGTCAACATCAATATCAACATCAATGTCATCTACTTCAGGAGCGTCTTCCATGCCCATATCTTCCATATCCATATCATCACCTCCGTCCATTGGTGATGGTGGTAATTCGGGTGATGGTACTGCTGGCGGAGCCGCTGGAGGAGCCATAGGAACCTCAGCTTCAGGTGCCGGTTTTGGTGTTTTTAATGTGAATTTTTTTTGTTCACCATATAATGAAACACCTTCTTCATTTTCATTGATTCTATTTAATTCTCCTGCAACAAGATTTAATCTTTTGAATGCTTGTGAATATGAAGAATAGTATTTTCTATTCTTCATAGGTTCAATATAGTCAGTTTCAGATTCAGAAATAGTTCTCTTAATAATATAACCTTGTCTTTCTCTAACAATTTCATATTTGTTTCCATCAGCAAGAGATACTGAATATTCAGATTTTGCAGTTTCGTTAATTGCCCTTGGCATTACTTCGTTAAAACGAGCAATCTCCATGATTCTATTTATTTTGTCTTGACCTGTTAGTTTTTCACTACCAATTGGTTTTAAGTCTGCCATATTTTTTTTATTTTATCTTTTAATTATTTAATCCGTTAAAACCACCTAATGTGATTGCGTTTAATTGTATAAATTCATTACCAACAGCGTCAGTGTAAACTGGATGAGGCGCAATTCCATTTGATGGTCCACCTTGAGTTATTGACCCTCCACTGAAGTTACCTAAAATTCCAACTGAATAGTCGTATTGTGTATTTGCTGAATATGTTGACATGTATTTTAATTTTCTTAATAAATATACGGCCGATACAAATAATTTAACTATTCTTGAATTGTTCTTTCAATTGAAAGCTCTTTATCCGTCTCTTTATTAACGGTGTCAAATAATTTTTCTATGTGACCTGACCTTCTTAAAAACTTAAAGACCAAATTTTCATAAGATAATTCACCATCTTTTTCTAATCCAGCCTTTCTATAATCTTTAAGTTTGGTCTTAATTGTCTCTAAATCTTTACCCTCGTCAATTGCTGTATCAATCTTTTCAGTCCAAGATTTAATCTTCTTTTCAAGTATTCCTTTATCAACTTCATTCTTGAATTTTTTTGGTTTACTGACCCACTCATTATTCATTACAGAATAAACTCCTGAACTATAATGAGGCTCTTCCGCATCCTGAGCATATAACTCAACATCGTAACCAAAAATTTTAATATTATGTTTGTCGTTAAAAACTTGTTTCTTTAAATTGAACAATTGTTTGTATAAATCACTTTGTTTTTCATATTGTTTTAAATCAACAATTACATGTAAATCAAAGTCAGAAAATTCAGACCAATTGAAATTTGCAAGAGAACCTGTGAGATGAACATCATCTACAAAAATATCTTCTCCCAAATAATCAATAAATTCTTCCGCAATACGCATAAGACCTTTTCTAACCTTTGGTATCATAACCGATTTGTTAGGTTCTTTGGGGTTCTCCCAAATTTTTGGATTTAAAGTGTCTTTAATAGAAAAACTATCAAGTATTTTTTGGAAATTACTCATCCTATATAAATAGTGAGAAAGTTAAAGTTTTTTATATGGATATTTTTTTGAGATATCTGTCGTAAAGAATTTGCCCTGAGATTCAGCTAATCTTAGTTTGGTATATACTTGATGTGGAACTCCGTCGTATTTGTATTTTGCTCCGTTATTAAATTCAACCACTAAATCTTTTGTTTCAGTGTCGTATTCTGTTGACTTAATGTTTGATGATTTAATTTCGTTTTTAATCTTCGTCCCAACTATTTCTTCTTTGATTATTGCCATTTTCTTTAAGTGGTGTTAATTCGTTTATTTTATACATTAATGGTTCCATATAATTAGTTAACTCATTAAATGTAATATCAAAACCATAAGATTTAACTTGATTAAATAAAGCCATTTGTACATCATTAAATTTGTGGAATAATGTCATCATCTTTGGGGTATATGTTGGAGGACTTTTTAAATCGTTTTCACTAAACCCTAATTCTTGAAAATGTTGTCTTAACTCTAAATAAATGTCAAGCAATTCTCGTACATCTGTTGCGGATGATAAAAATTTTTCAAATGGTTTCATGTATATAAATACAAACCCCCACATTTCTGTGAGGGTCTTGAATTAAGATTTTAATTTTTTGATTTGGTCTCGTATTTCAATTGATTTTTCAAAGTTTTCTTCTTCAATTGATTTTTTGAGTTCCGTTTCAAGTTTATTAATTGAATCTTGGTTTGATTCGTAGTTTTTAATTTCATCTCTGAGTTTTACCGCGTCTTCAAAGTTTTCTTCTTCAATTGCAAGTTGAAGTTTTTTCTTTAATGAGGTTATACCTGAACTTTGGTTAGACCCATGAGAGCTATTAGTTCTAATAAAGTTGGTAATCAAAATTCTTCCGTCAGGTAATCTATAAGTTTCTTTTGTCCAATCACCTAATTCATCGGTTCCTGATTCAGATTCGACATTACTTGGTATTCCACCAAACAAATCATCAAATTGACTAAAGATTGCGTCAAAATCATCAAAGATGTCGTTAAATTTTTTTCTTCTTCTAAACATGTTTTTTTTTGTTTTTTAAAATTTATTGTGTACCTTTACACTATCAAATTTTATTCCTTTGATAAATATAGGTCAAATTTTCAGATAAAAAAATATAATCATGACATTATGACATATAAAAAAAATATTTATGACAATTTGTCAAAATATTTGGAAACGAACGAAATTTGATGTTACTTTGTAAAACAAAAATTATAAAACATATGAATGATTTAATGGATGATGACGACAAAATGATGAGTAAAAAGTCAAAATCAACTGCAGATTCAAATACACCCGTATTGGACAATTTCAGTAGAGATTTGAATAAACTTGCAGAAGCAGGTAAACTTGACCCAGTTATTGGTCGTGACCGTGAGATTTTGAGGATTGCTCAAATCCTTTCTCGTAGAAAGAAAAATAATCCAATCATTATTGGTGAACCTGGTTGTGGTAAAACCGCATTGGTTGAAGGTTTGGCAATTAAGATTGTAAATGGTGAGTGTCCTCGTAATTTGATTGACAAACGAATTGTTAATCTTGACTTAACTTCAGTAGTTGCTGGTACAAAATACCGTGGACAATTTGAAGAAAGAATGAAAGTCATTATTGAAGAACTTCAAGAAAACCCTAACATCATTGTGTTTATTGATGAGATTCACACATTGGTTGGTTCAGGTAATTCTTCAGGTTCAATGGATGGTTCCAACATTTTCAAACCAGCACTTTCTCGTGGAGAACTTCAATGTATTGGGGCAACCACATTAGATGAGTTCCGTAAGAACATTGAAAAAGACGGAGCATTGGAGCGTAGATTCCAAAAAGTAATTGTTGAGCCATCATCAGTTGCTGAAACAATTCAAATCCTTAAAAATGTTCGTGACAAATACGAAAATTTTCATAAGGTAAATTATAGTGATGAGGTTATCGAAACTTGTGTTAAGTTGGCAGACCGATATATTACTGACCGTGAGTTCCCTGATAAAGCATTTGACATCTTGGATGAAGTTGGCGCAAGAATGCAAACTGACCTTAAAGTTCCTGATATCATTGAAGACCTTAAGAAAAAAGCGGCTGAAATCAAACAACAAAAAATTGATGTTGTTAAAAAACAAAACTACGAACAAGCAGCAGAACTTCGTGATAAAGAGAAAAAATTGTTAACAAAACTTGACCAAGAAAAAGTTAAGTTTGAAGAACAATTGTCTAAAGAAAAACAAACAATATTGTTGGAACATGTTTATGATGTTGTATCAAACATGACCAAGATTCCTGTGAGTAAGATGAGTGTTGATGATACCAAAGCTTTGTTGGATTTAGATAAGAATTTGATTGGTAAAGTTATCGGTCAAGACAATGCGGTTGTCAAGATTGCAAAATCTATCAAACGAAATCGTTTAGGTATCAAAGACCCAAATCGTCCAATTGGTTCATTCGTATTCTTGGGTTCAACAGGTGTTGGTAAGACCTATTTAGCTAAACAATTGGCTAAAGAAATGTTTGGTTCTGAAGATTCACTTATTCGTGTGGATATGTCTGAATATCAAGAAAAACATACCATATCTAAATTGGTTGGAGCCCCACCTGGATACGTCGGTTATGAAGAAGGTGGATTGTTAACTGAAAAAGTTAAGAACAAACCATATTCGGTTATCTTGTTTGACGAGGTTGAAAAGGCTCATAAAGATGTGTTCACCATTTTACTTCAAATCTTGGATGATGGTCATGTTACGGATAGTTTGGGTCGCAAGATTAACTTCAAGAATACCTTGATTATCTTGACTTCAAACTTGGGTGTTAAAAAACTACAGGACTTTGGAACAGGTATTGGTTTCTCTTCTAATTCATACGGTAATGAGGAAGCAAAGAAACAAATGTTGATGAAAGAAATGAAGAATTTCTTCTCTCCTGAGTTCTTAAACCGTATTGATGATACAATCGTATTCAACTCATTATCTCAAGAAGATATTAAGAAGATTACGGACATTGAATTGAAAAAATTGGTGACTCGTCTTGTGGACATGAAATACAACATCACTTATGATGAATCATTGGTGGAATATCTATCAAAGATTGGATTTGATGAATTATACGGAGCTCGTCCATTGAAAAGAGCAATCCAAGATAAAGTTGAAGACCTATTGTCCGAAGAAGTGTTGACAGGTAAAATGATTGAGGGTAAATCTTATCTAATTAAAGTTGTTGATGAAAAAGTTGTTATTCAAAAGAAAGGACGATGATTAAGAAGGGGGGATTTATTCTCCCTTTTTTTATATTTATAATTTGATGAAAAAACTAATTAGAAAGATTTTATTAGAAACTGAAAATTCTAAATCAAATCTGAATAGGTTATTAGAAAAATTCAAAATGAATTTTCCTGAGGAATTAAGACCTAAAGTTGATATAATAGAAAAGTTGTCATTGATTATATTCAAGACCATAACTTTACCGTTAAGTTTCTTAATTCTTGTTCTACAGGGTTTGCTGGTGTTAGAACCAAAGACCAAATAATCATTTGTTCACCAAACAGTATGGGAACATTTGGTGATTTCATTTATACAATATTCCACGAAATAAGACATGAAGAACAAATGGATAAAAATATGTTAGGATTAGACAATCCATTGACCGATTATGATTTGGAAGATTTTGAAAAAATTGCAAAAAAATATTGGGAATTAGAAATGGATGCCGACAATTTTGCAAAAGAAATGGTTGCTAAACTTGTAATCAAATTGGGAATTCCAATCAACATAGCAAAAGAACAGTTTAAACTTTCACCTTACATTGAAAATTATCCAACAATGTCATCCATGATTATGTATGGTTTAAAACAAATCATAGATGGTATTAAAAATATAAAAAAATCGGGTGGAGAATATACCGATATTCAAGACCACCCGATGGTAAAAAAACATTTAGATAGGTTAGAAAACTTTATTTAAAGTACTCTTTTTGTTTTCCAATCGTATTTAACCGATTTTTTGTAATGTAGTTTGGTTCCAAGATTTTCAATCATTTTCCTACCCATATCAATTCCGTTGAATACATCTTCAACAACAACATATTCGTTTTTTGTATGATAATTGTAATATCCAATTGAGAAATTAATACAAGAGAAATTAAACTTACCTCTTAACGCATATACGTCAGTGTAGGGGTGAATCATATATCTCATATCGTTTTGGTCCATTCCTTCAGTTAAAACTTTATCACACGCTTCAAAAAATTCGGTATCCCTATCAAACAAAACTTGACCAAAACATTTTTCAGTAATCATCCAATTTTCAGGTGCATCAAATTGGATTCCGTATCCAACATTTTCAAAAAACTCCTCACTTGCTTTAAGAGAACCATGACAACCTGTTTCTTCAGATACAAAAAACGCAGCTTTAATATTTGGTAATTCTTGTAATAGTGTCAAACAAGCAAAAACACCACATTTGTCATCACCACCAATACCAGTTGGATGACCTAAGTCGTTATATGCTTTGTAAGATAATTTCTCTTCACCTTGAGCGTTCATCAACATTTCTTCATGAATATTAATTGTGTCAATATCATGAACGGTGTCAGTATGGGAAATAACACATGGAAAATAAAAATCTTCAGGTAATTCCGATGATTCTTGTTTTGTCGCATAAACATTATTGTGTTCATCAACAAAGTGTGGAATATTATTTTCGGTTAACCAATTAACCAAAAACGCAACCATTTTTTCTTCTTGATATGTCTTTGTTGGAACGCTTAACACGCTCTTTAGTAGTTCTAAATTATTCATGAAGCAAATATAAGAAATTTATTCTTAAACTTCAAATAAATCAAATAATCTTGGTTGATATAATAAATTTTTGAAATTTTCTTCGGACAATTTTAATTCTCTCATACCTTTATATTGTTTTTGAATACGAATAATGACTTTCATATTTTCTCGGTCAAATCCTTCAACTATAAATGAAACATTCTTATCACTAGGTAATTTATGCCATTTATTTAATCCAAATTTTTTAATAATTCTACCTCTAAACCCTAAAAACTCTTTAATTTTTTCTCCACCGGCATTTTCATCTTCATCAAGTTTTTCTAAAATTTTTTCAAATTGTCTTTCAACAGAATCATTAAATGATACCGAATCAAAATTATCATCATCTTGAAATTCATATGAATTTTCGGCCCAGCCACCTAATCTTCCAGTTCCTGAATATTCAACGATTTGATTAAACAAAGATATTACATCTATTTTTACTAATTGTAATCTTGCAGACCACATTAATAAATTGGCTGGTGTTGTTGAGATTCGGTCATAATCTCTAACAAGTGTAAACCCAATAGATTCCAAAAAACCATTAATTTCTTTTTCAATTGAGGTTCTTGCTGTTGTTAACATCTCACTATTCTTTTCGGATGCATAATCACCAAAAATCCGGTCCATTTCTTTCTCAAATAAACTTAATAATGTTTCTGATAATCTAATTATATATTCTTCATTGTCTAAATTAAATTCATCTCCTGGTAATATTAATTCGGCAATTTCTTTTAACTTTTCCTTATTTTCTTTATTAAGGTCACCATATACTATATAACCTTGTTTAAAATCTTCTTCTACCTGATATGAATCCATAAATTCATAACCACTATAATATGAATTAATGTCTCTTAAAAACCACTCGTCGTCTTCAGAGATATCTAACGATTTAAAAAACCTTTTATCTTCATCAAAATCAATAATAATAATGCTTTGACCTAATGGGTCTGAGAGTTTAACTGTAATAATTGCATCGTCAGAATCTTCCAACACACGAGAATCAACTTTACCTCTCGTAAATGCTCTAAGAGTTTTAATAAATTCACCTGAACCAATTAACTCATCAATTAAATCATTTTGATTTGGAAATTGTTCTCTTAAATCTTCTAAAGAAACTAACCTATCTTGAGCGTTATAAACTTCGGTTTTTTTATCTTCCGTGTTTCTATACAACGCCATTTTGTTGTTTTCTTTTTTCTTAATAAAGTAATATAACAGACCTGTTTTAATGTATTTTTCAAAATAACCAGAATCTCCTTTGTTCGTTGTACACCATTTTGTGTTTGCACCATAATAACAAGATGCGGCATAAGATTTCGGTCTAACCACCAAAACATCATCATCTTCATATAACTTTTCGGCTTGAGATTTTAACTCTCTTTCTTTTTCTCTTTCAGTTTTTTTACCATCAACAATCCCCATCAATGTTCTGATAAATTCAGGGTTTTCATATTGATTGATATCCTTGAATGCATTTGCAATCCCCTCTATATTCGGAACCATTCCGTTTCTATCCCTAAAAATCGTTTCTGCTTCCCAAATATCATCTTCGGTGATTTTATTCACATTATTGTGAAACCAAGGTACAAGCATACTTAAAATATCCATGATTGCATCTTGTTGACTCACATTCAACCCGCCTTTTGAGCCTGCAAGCATCGGTATAATTCTTTCAAGTTGTTTTCCAATATAATCCACATACTTATATCCTGTTGGGTCAACATCAAGTACACGGTCAATAAATGAACCATCATATTCAAACATTTGTTTCAGACGTTTTGCAACATCTTCTTTTTTACCTTCAATTATTATCATAGCGGATTTTTAATATAAATACCAATTTTATTTGGAATTTCAATATTTATTCTTACCTTTGTAAAACAAATCACGGGTGACTCCCTTAATAGTTAGGGATGACCTTAATCGTCCAACGAAAGTTATACAGGAGTAAAAGTGATTTTTTATTGTTCTTTGAAGAATATATTTGGGGGGTAAAATGGTATTGACTGGTATATCTGGTTATTTGGGGCACGTCGAAGCTGAGTTAACTTCGTTATCAACTGATTCAAACAATTAAATGGCAATACTTTTGCTAAGCTTGCGGCTTTAGGTCTTACTAAAGAAGAAGCTGTTGTTACTATCTAAGATAGGGAACAATTAAGGGGTCGGTGAACATTAACCTAGCAACAGAAGTTCTTATAAAGGTGGAAAAATGACTGAACCTTAAATTGAGTCGTCCATTGGTTATTAGTTTACGATGGTGAAAAACAAACTGAATATTTTGGAACATTAGAAAATGTTATCCTAAGCGTGTAGTCCTAAATAGGTAGTGTATGCAGGACGAGGTTTCGAAACCTCTACCTCCACAAAATTAAGGGTTCCAAAC